AAGAGTTTGCAGAAGATACTATTTACAGCGCATCTGATATGGCGAGTACTTATGCTCAGCTGAGTGCAGTAGGTATTAAAAGCACGAACAAGCTTGTAAAGGGATTCGGAGGGCTTGCGGCGGCAGCTGAGAATCCAAAACAGGCAATGAAAACTTTAAGCCAGCAAGCTACACAGATGGCAGCGAAACCAACGGTTGCATGGGCAGACTTTAAACTTATGATCGAACAGACTCCGGCTGGTATATCGGCAGTCGCAAAAGAAATGGGCATGACTACCACGGAGCTGGTGCAGAATGTGCAGGACGGAAAAATCGCGACAGAAGATTTCTTTGATGCTATCGCAAAAGTCGGCACAAATGACGCATTTACGAAGCTTGCTACAGAGTATAAGACTGTAGATCAGGCAATGGATGGTCTGACCGAAACAGTAAGTAATAAGCTGGCACCGTCATTTGATGTTTTATCCGGTCGAGCGATTAAATCTTTGGACGGGATAATCAATAAAATTGGAGATCTTGATGGAGATGCAATCGCAGGGAAATTAACTGGATTTCTCGATAAAGCAAGTGGATACTGGAATGTTTTAAAGACAGAGGTTTCCGAAATAAAGGCTGCTTTTGGAGATGCCTTTTCTGCAATCGGAGAAGATTTGGGGAAGATTACTGGTGCATTTGGCTCCACGGAAAGCATCAGTTCTTTTGCTGGTGTAATGGACTCTGCGAGTGGGGCATTGCAAACATTTGCCGGATTCCTGAAAGAACATTCGGAGACCATCGCGAAAGTGATATCAAAACTCCCACAGCTTTTCGTTGCATATAAAGGCTTTAAGATTGCGAAAAGTGTTGCTCCATTTGTAGGCGCATTCACGAGTGCGATTGCCGGCCTTGCCGGAGCTGGAATAAGTAAAATCGCTGGGAAATTATTCGGAATTTCCAAAGGACAGAGAGCAGTTGAGGTATCGAGCAAGACGAGCGTAAAAGGAGTAACCTCTTTAAAAGAAGGCTTTAATTCACTTCAAAAAAGTGCTGGTATTGCCTTAATAGTAAGCGCCTTAGCTGGTTTTGCACTTGCGGTAAAACCGCTGGCAGAATTAGGAACAACCGCTGTTGCTCCGCTTGCTGCATTCGGAGTTGTTGTCGGTGGTTTAGCAATCATACTTGGAACTATGGGAAAGAAACTGCAGGAAAGTGCAGTTGGCATTGCGGTGTTTGCTGGTGCGGTATCAGCAATGGCATTATCCATGACACCTCTTGCTAAAACTGGTACAGACGGAGCTGTTGCAATGGGAACATTCGGAGTTGTTATCGGTGGTTTGGTTGCAGTATTTGCGGTATTTGGGACGGCTCTGACAGCTGCTATACCAGCGATGCTTGCTTTCGGCGCAACCATCCTTATGGTTGGTGCTGGAATGTCTCTGGCAACGCCTTTTGTTGAAGCACTAGGAAGCGTAATTCAAATACTTGGAGATGTTGTTGTTCAAGTAATAGGGGTAATCACTGGTGCTATCGTAGCTATCTTCCCAGTATTCGGAAATTTTGTGTCAACTGTTTCTGATTCAGTTAGCCAAATAGTATCAGTTGTTGGCAATACACTTGTAAATATTTTTAAAACTGCCGGGGACATCATTACAGGTGTTATTGATTCATTAGGGGATGGGTTTAAAAAAGTCACAGACGGGATTTCGAAAGTTATAGATTCAATTAGTGGTGGATTTTCCAGTGTTTTGGATTCTGTTGCTGGAATCATTGACTCAATCGGAAACTCTGCCAAAAATGCTGGCAAAGGATTCGAGAGCGTAGCTGACGGTATCAACACGATTGCTAGTCTATCTATTGTAGATATAGCAAAGGCACTCGGATCGGTAGCTATTGGTCTCGGAGAAATTTCTGCAAAAGGAAAAGGAATTGGTACCGTTGCAGATGGACTTAACGGAGTTATTGGAGCAATTACAATTGCATCGGTGCAGATTTCAATGTTTTCAGGAACTCTTACGCAACTAAATTCAACGGCCGTTCAAATTCCTACTAGCATGGCTATGATTAGCGGAGCATTAGCAAGTTTTTCAATTCCTGTTATAGATACTGGCAGTATCATGGCAGCATTTGCTTCTATTAGTGCAGGTGCGGAAGCGCTGGTAGCACAACTGGATTCTTCGGCCGCGAAAGCCGGGGCGCAATTTTCAAAAGCGCTTACTAACGGTATGAATTCAGCTGCTAATTCCGTGCAGCGTGGTGTTTCTAAAATTACGTCATCTGCTAATAAACTTATTTCAATGCTGACGAATATTGCAACGCAGGCAATGAGCCAATTTAATTCCGCTCTATCCTCCGGTGCAAGTAGGGCAACTTCTACGGCGAGATCAATGTCAACGTCCATTTTGTCAGCACTTAACAGCACTTCATCTGGTGCTTATTCTTGCGGCGTGTATATTGGACAGGGACTTGCAAAAGGCATGGCATCTACACTTGGATATATCAGATCAGTTGCAGAACAAATGGCTGCGGCTGCAGATGCGGCAGTCAGGGCAAAAGCAAAAATCCACAGTCCGTCAAGAGTATTTGCTGGGCTTGGTGTCTATGTAGGAGAGGGATTTGCGCTTGGAATTGAGTCGATGTCCAGAAAGGTTACAGAAGCTACGCAGAGTATTGTTGAGATCCCAACATTATCCACAGATATGAGGATGCGAGCTTCCGGTGCCGGAGATTCTGAACTTTCCGGTGATTATTCCTATAACAGAAATGTTACATACACAATCGTTGTGCCGGTTGAATATAACGGCAGAGAAGCAGCGCGTGTTACGGCGGAATTTACGCAGAAAGATCTGGAAAGACGTGAGAGCATGAAGATGAGACTGAAAGGAGAAAGAAGCCATGTATGAGTTTGTGGATACAAATAAGGCGGGGAGCAAGAGTTCCCTGCCGAGTGAGGCTCTGCAGATTGATGGGACATATATTGAAAATTTGATTGATGGATACAGAACTCTGTACGTGACCGGTCGTGAGCTTTTGGGATCGGAAATTTCGGAGAGAGAAATTGATCTTGTGGATGGGTCCGAGTATACGGGAAAGCGAGATACAACCAGAAGTATTACAGTTGGATACCAGTTGCTTTGCACATCTCCTAGAGAGTTTCAGGAAAAATTCAACAAACTCTCTGGAATCTTAAATAAGGAACAGGCAAAGCTGATTTTTGCAGATGAACCGGATAAATATTTTATCGGGACGAAATCAAGTGTAGGAGATGTGGAGCCAGGCAGATTGAACGTAAAAAGCGAATTTACTTTTTATTGTTGTGATCCACGGAAATATTCAGCAGCGGAAAAATCGTTTACTGCCCATCAGGAAAGCGGATATCAGACGCTTACTATTGTAAATGGTGGTACAGAATCCGTTCCGGTAAGCTACGATATCACTCACAACCATGAAAATGGATTTATTGGGATTGCCAGTAAATACGGTGCAATACAACTCGGCAAGATCGAAGAAGCAGACGGCGAAGACTATAAGGCGTCAGAGATACTGTCAGAGGGGTATAGCCTGTTTCAAGACGATCACGGTACTTCTCATCAAAATCCGGAGAATACCACACAAGGAACGCTGGAAGTGCGGGACGTTGCCGGATACAGCGTAATGGCTTTAAAGGGTGGGCAGGCTACGAACGGACACTGGAATGGAGGTATGAAAACCATGGTCATTCCTGCGGACAGCGAGGGTAGACGTGGGGCGAAGAACTTTTACTGCTATACCCAGCACTGGTTCGAGACTGGATTGATGGGACAGACGGGAGCACAGACTATTGCGTTTCTTACAGGAAAAAATGAAGTGATCTGCTCTATGTCCATAAATAAAAGCGATTCTGTTGGTAATACGGCACATGTGGACTGGTTCGCACCACAAAACAAGAAGATCAAGACACTGGATTTCCAGCCGACAGCTTATGAGGGAAACCCGTTTAATTTAAAGATGGGTGGCGGTCATAATGATTTCTTAAAAGAGGGTGACCGGCTTCGGATCTTTTGGTACGGTCAGTATTATTACTTTACTATCCCGGAGATTAAAGACATGGCGTGTGAGAAGATACAGGTCTGGATCGGGCAGTGGGGAAGTAGAGATCTTGGAAATCAGCTGGTTACGCACAATTATTTAAAAAGTATCTGGTTCCGCAAGGATAACGTGGAAAAATACAGAGATGTGCCGAACCGGTATAAGTCCGGAGATGTGGTCTATATTGATGGAAATGATACAGCGGTTTATGTAAACGGGATGAAGCGGATGGAAGATGAAATCCGAGGAAGTAAGCATTTTCTGGTACCGCCGGGAGAGACGGAGATCCAGTTCTCCTACTCGGCATTTAGCAGTCCTCCACCAACGATTAAAGCCAAAATAAGGGAGGCGTATTTATAATGAATGAAATCAGAATTGCCGTACTGAATCCACATGACAGGGTGCTTGCATTTTTGGATAACACCCATCGAAACTCTATGCATTATTGGAACGATGAGCTCCATGAATATCTGCAGGGGACAGCGAATACATACGCATTTACGGTAAGTTCCAAACACGAGGATGCGGCGTATATCGTAGAAGGGAATAAAGTAGCCTTTGTATATAACGGAAAAGACTACTATCTGAATATCGTACATGTGGAAAAGGATGAATTTACAGTTACTGCGACAGCATGGTCTTTAAGTTTCGAATTGATCAATGAGAATGTGGGTGCGTACAAATCTGAAAGCGCAATGAGCTTTGAGGAATATGTAACTGCCTTTGATCCGGAACGTACCGTGCGGATCGGGATCAATGAAGTGTCAGATAAGCGGATTTCAAACGAATGGACAGGTGAGGCAACGGTACTGTCCCGTTTATTTTCCGTGGCGAATGTATTCGATGCGGAGATTGAGTTCCAGACTGTGTTAAATGATGATTATTCACTGAAAGAAATTGTAATGAACGTGTATCGGGAACACTCAGACAATAACACGGGAGTTGGGGAGTTCCGGGGAGATATCAAACTGCGGTACGGGAAAAATGTTACCGGCATCCGGAAGGAATCCAGTATCGAAAATCTGTACACCGGTATCCGTCCAACAGGAAAGGATGGACTGACTATACAGGGAATTGAGAAAGAAGAGCTGGATGAGAACGGCGTAGTAGAGTTTTATACACAAGGTCCAGATATCCGGGCGCCGCAGGCAAGGGACAGATTTCCATCAAACCTGATAAACAAGGAAGATGGATACATCTTTATGCCAAAATCCTACGATACGGATAACAAAGACAAACTGTACAGTATGGCGCTATCGGACTTGAGAACAGCATCTGAACCGGTCGTGACTTATGATGTGACGGGATACTTTGATACCGCTATCGGAGATACCGTGGAGATCGAAGATGAGGAGTACGTTCCTACCTTATACTTGAGTGCAAGAGTATCGGAGCAGGTTCGCAGTTTCACGAATCCGCAAGCAAACAAGACGGTATTTACAAACTACAAAGAGCTGACATCGGAAATTTCGGACAGCTTATTACAGAGGATGCAAGACCTTATTAATAAAAATAAGGTTTATACTTGCTCTATCTCAACAAACAATGGCATTATCTTTAAAAATGGCATTGGTAGCACTACTCTGACCGCTTGCGCTTACGATAACGGCGTGGATGTGGCAGACAAGCTACAATTCCGATGGAGCAAGGATGGACATGAGTTTTATGTTGGTAAGAGCGTTACGGTAAATGCTACGGACGTGGATACAAAGGCGGTGTACTCGTTTGAGGCTCTGGAAAATGGGATAAAACGTGGGTATTACGAGGTCACAATCACGGATGTAATGGATGGAGAGGATGGAAAAGACGGGGAACAGGGTCCGCAAGGTGAGAAAGGAGAGCAAGGCGAACAGGGACCTCCGGGTCCACAAGGCGCTCCGGGATTGGATGGTATACAGGGTCCAAAAGGGGATCAGGGAATCCCGGGAAAAGATGGGAGGGACGGAAAAACACAGTACACCCACATCGCCTATGCGAACAGCGCAGACGGTAGGACAGATTTTTCCGTGTCCGACAGTAATAGGGAATATATCGGAATGTATGTCGATTTTATTCCGAACGACAGCACAGACCCAACAAAATACGCATGGAGCAAGATCAAAGGCGCAAACGGGGAAAACGGAACACCCGGAAAGCCGGGAGCTGATGGAAAGACCACGTATCTACATATCGCCTATGCAAACAGCGCAGATGGCAAGACGGGATTTTCCACCACGGATGGTACAAATAAGCTCTATATCGGGCAGTATACAGATTATACACAGGCAGATAGTACAGATGCTGCGAAGTATACATGGACAAAGATCAAAGGCGAACAGGGGGAACGTGGTCCACAGGGAGTTCCCGGTCTGCAAGGGGTACAAGGTCCTAAAGGTGAACAGGGAATACAGGGACCTCAAGGAAATACAGGTGCTACTGGACCGCAGGGACCAGCCGGACAGTCCACC